GTTGCTCACCAATTTTAATTGATTTGCCCCTTTTCGGAGCTGACATTGTTACAAGTGCGCATCGCGGGTTATCGGGTTCCTCCCAGATAGGGAGCCGACTAGACTGCCCGTTACAGCACAGCCCGCCGCATAGCCTGGTGATTCCAGGTGCGGATGCCAGCCCCTAGGCTTGGGAATTAGTCCCAAGTCAGGGTTCGCAACAAACCTGTACCCTCGATGCTACTCGCCGTGGCCTCGGGTTTGCAACTTGCGGTAGTCCGCCAACCAGTGGTTACAGCCCACCCTGTGCGTTAGCACGCAACCCAGTGCTGAAACGCGCCAAATCAAGTTCTCTGAGGCGCTTGATAAGAGACTCCCTTTCCTCTTCAAGCGGATCAGCACATTCCGCTAAAAAAGACTCAGCCAATGAGATGTCATCATCATCATCATCATCTGTTACAACCGTTGCTGCAGAAATCCAGCCAGTTAGGGACGCTTTGGTGAAATCGAGATTGTCCTTCGCTGCTGAGACTAATACAGGCCAATCCATTATGCCGTTATCAGCAGGGAGTGCATCGGACTGTCCGTTTGTAAGGATAAATAACACCTTACCCGCTGGATCAATATACATTAACCCAGTACTGCCATACTTGTCCTTATCCGACACAGTCTGTCTCAGTGGATACACATCCACCAGTGCAACTCGAACTTGGCCTGTTAAATCCAAATCCCAATCTGATTCCATATTCGATGGAATTCCAGCGTCCCGACCAGACACCATTGTCCAATTCCCAGGAAGGTTTGATGGTTCCCTAACTACTGCCTCCGCCCACGTTTTTACTGTACCAAGAGCACCACCTTGTGTCGCACCACCCGAGATGGCAGAAGCCCATGCAGCCTCAAACTGTACGACATCCTCGGTTGTTCCCCTAGCACAAAACCAAAGGGCAGTCAACTGCCTCCCAGTTGGTCCCAACGTTGTTGCGTGGGCGTATTGGTAGGGTTTCCATTTCCAGTTCCCAAAAAAGTACGCCGCACCATACCCTTTGGACATTTCAACGGGTTTTTCACCCCCGTAACAAGGGCTAGGTTGTGATGCTGGTTTGAATGGCAACAAGGCTGGACACGGTTCAGATGTTGTTGGCAAATTGATGGCAGGGTTAGATTCTGGGTTTGGGTTCATAACCTCAGAGACATGCACCACAGGCACATTGATGGACTGTGTGCCAGTACCTCCATAAATTGGCTGATCTTGAGCAGCAGCAGTAATAGAAGGATAGATTTGGAACTGCGTTGCGGCATTCCTGCCAGCGGCTCCAAATATTTTCCTAACAAGCCAAAAGCCACCTTTCAACAGCCACCCCCAAGGCCCCATTACAGTAGCGGCAGCATCAACTGCAGCACCAGCTACTGCCCAAATTGTCTGGCTTTTCCCGCCAGTTTGGGCCCTGGCATGTGGTTCTCTGAAGTTGAACACTTTCAGCAAGGCTTGGTCTGTTGTTTCCATAATAAGGGAATTATCTTCCCCAGTCTTGATGGTAATGTTACCAGGCCTATCAAGTGTTTCACTGACCAAGGTCTGCAGCCCAGGCTTAGGGTGATAGGTTGAGAACACATAATCAACCCTAAGTTCAACCTGCCACAAGGTTCCGGTGTATGCCTGTGTTCCTCCAGATGTTGAGAGCAAATTCCTGGTCTTGTAAGCGACCATAAGGTCAACAGCAGGACCATACGCCTCAGCGGGATCTTCGGAGGTGTCAACAAGCCACCAGCCATCTCTGGGTCCAGCTAAATCCCTAGCAGCAAGCTGCAAGCGAGCTGGACGCCCCAATGCCATTTGGACATGTCTACGCGCTTTTACAGTGTCTATACTGTCAGCGCCTGCCTCAAGCCCATTGAGTGTCAATGCCATGAACCCAACTGAACCGACCACATTGGACGTGCCAGAGAGGGGTGTTGCATGTAGCGATGCTCTCGTCACTTTCCAAAGCTCATACATGCTAGCACGTATGGACAATGGAGTACTGGACGCCCCTTCACTGGCCTTCATCAAGAGCGGATTAAAAGGAATCCGCATCTGTCGGTTTAACCCTTCAAGGTCCTGGCCTGATAACACACCAAGTGTTACAGTGGTCTGCATCCTATCATTGACTTTTGGGCCATTCTCCTTTTTCTGGAGTCTCTTAACCTTCCTCTCAACGCGTCTCTCCCTGATCTCCAAGGGAGTGGTGGAACGTTGAGTCTGCATTTTTTGTTTCTCCACCTTCTCAACGGCCTTAAGCGCCGCTTTGGCTCTCTTCTGCCTCTTTTTCTGCTGCTTTCTCTCCTGACGTTTCTCCACGACCTGTGGGGGGGCCATGTCGACTATTTTTGGTCCTCCTCTCACCAGATGGTTCTGTAGAAGTCGGGCCCGACTTCGGGCAAATCAATGCCCTCCTGTCGACAATAGGCCTCAACAGATTGTATCTGTTTCTCAAGATAGTCTTTGTGCCTTGGATCCGAGTGTTGCAACAGGATCCGCAATGATACCAATTTGCCCCACAAGGCTTCAATGTCAGGCAGTTGTCTAACTGGGGTCTTCAAGCTCTGCAAGAGCTTATTAGCGGTCATTTGGCCATACCAACGTCCGTTGGTCTTCACAAAGGTGAACCCGCAAAAACTCAACCCTGTGAGTGTTTCAGAAACCTTCAGGTTCTCGGGCTTCACCCACATGCCAAAGAGATTTTTATACATCTCAATTACCGCTTGTTCTTCATATAGGCAAAAACTGGGGTTAAACCCCAAAAGCCTATCATCCCCATAGCAGAGCATATCAACATTGGCCCTGTATTCTCTAACTGTTGGCACCTTGCCGTGTTGTTTCCTGTACAGGTAACCAAACTCAAAGGCAGTGAGCCATTCGTTGACGATGTTATTGTCAACAGTTGTAGAAAACTGGCCGGAGGGGTTCCCCTTTCTCACATGGGTGACTTCGCCAGTGGGGAAAGCTGTAATTCTGTCCACTAGCTCATTTGTATACCACTTCGCCAATTTGCCGTGTTTTTTGCGATCTTCGTGGTTCATAAAGAACCACCTTATCATCCTGACACGCTTAAACAACCAGCGTGGTATAGTGCCATCAAATCTAGTCCAGTCGAGTTCAACAAAAGCGCTCTTCTTTTCAAGGCGCTTCAACCTGCGATCAAGCCCGCCCCGAAATGGGGACCAGCCCACCTGCGCATGATGCGTTTCGGTTCTGGCTTTCATTCGCTGGTTTTGGTCTGAATCAAGCGCGGCGCCAAGGCGCGTGAACACTGGATCACTACATGTGATAACTCTAATGTCACCCTTATCAACCTTCTGCTCCTTAAGGATCTCATTTTTAAGGAAGCAATACCACAAGGGTTTCCTATTTGTTGTCTCAGGGTCACACATGGCTTCTATATATTCTTGCATACCACACTCCTGAAGATAATCTTCCTCAGTTTCAAATTCCAGCATCTTCGGGAATGCAGGTGTTGACCTTGTGTTCTTGGTGGTACACTGTATGGGGATAACCCGGGAGCCATTCATATACGCAATTTCGGTTAACACAGCCGTGTCAGCAAAATGCGTAAGCTCTGGTTCCACCACAGGCAAATTTTTTGCAATTCCATACTGGAATTTGTCAAAAGTGTTCTTGTATGCATCCAATTGCCATGTTGTTGCAGTATAACCCTCAACTTCAGGTTTCCTTATGATGTTTAAAAGGGGATCATTGGGTGACTTCTCCCTCACAGCCTTTTTTGGTATGCTGATGTAACCAAGAAGTGGATAGCTTGCTGGAATAGTGACACGGGTTCGAGGCTTACCCATGTATCTTGTCCACTCATACCATCTCAGGCCTTTTACTGGGCCCCTGAGTGGCCCTTCTTGGAGTTTTTTGGACACTTATGACGGTAAGCCTTTTTGGTGTTAAAAGTGGCGCCACAATTACGACACTGACAATCCTCTTCGTCGGTGTTGTTGGACTTGGTGTTCTTCCACTGGCGCTTCCTTTCCTCAACAACAGGTTCCTTTTGTTCTTGAGCTGCCGGTTCTTCTGGCTTCTCAGGCTGTTCAGGTGCTCTCTCAACGGTAGTTGTCGACACCTTTTGAACCTTCTGGTTCTGGGGGGGTCCATCAATGACCGTTTCACCACTCTTGATGATTGTGGTGTGTCCCTTGAATTTCAGTTTTTTGAGGTTGAGCTTCTTATTGTCGATGTAAATTGCGCCATCTTCATCGAGATACGCAACGACATGCTCCTCTTCTTCAGGGACAGGTTCTTCGGTCACAATGGCTTCAAGGTCTTTCTTTCCGGCCGCCTCCTCGCCATCAGGATATTTGATGTCGACAGACTTGATCTTGTCTTTTGCGTTGACCAATGCACGCAATTCAGCCTTTTGCTCAACAAGAGGCTCCTCATCAAGATCACTGTCGGCCCACTCGTCCTCATGTTCAATCTCCCAGTCTAAGAAGGCTTGCTCTCTCAAGTTGTTGACCACATCTCTAATCTCATCAGTGGTAAAGCCTTCATCCTCAAGCCTTTTGTACTCCTCTTCGGTCAAAACCTTCATTTTGCTAAGTCTCTTCTTCACAGCTTGCGCAACCTTAGAAAGGTTTTTCCCGCGCAAAGTTTTCTTGGCTTTTCCTTTAGCCTCAGGCACAACAGGGTCCCTCTGCTCGAGGTCGGCTAAACGCTTCTCAATGGTAGGATACCAATCGTTGATGCGTTTTGCATTCCTGTCAACAATGCCATTTAAGGAGGCTAGCTGGCCATGAAGTTTTTTGTTCTCATTCTCGAGTTTGATAACTCTTTCGAGAAGCTCTTCAACTTTGCCATGAGTGTCAGAGACCGCAGTTCTAACTCCTTGGGTTATTCTCTCAAGAGTTTCATCATCCAGGCCACCGCACTGTTGGACTGGTGGTTCTGTCCTAAACAGTTCTGTGATGACATACCCAGAGGAGCAGGCCAAGTTGGTACCAAAGTGGACGGCAACCACTTTCCCAGTCCTATCCACAACTGGAGAACCTGATGTTCCTGCATGTGTTGCAAAGGGTGCTGCAAAGTAGGGCATGTCAATGGTACCCCAGCCGGTGAAGGTGGCTGGTTCCCCATTTACCCCAAATGTTACCATTTGGAAATAATCATTCTGGACTTCGCGGGCAATCCTTAGGCTTTTCATCAGGGTGAATGCATTTGGAAGCTGGATCCTTGCCAATGCATCAGTGTATGTGGGTAAATTAACTTCACCCAACACCTTAACAGTGACTTTCAGCTTGTTCCAAGTCACCCGGACGCTCTGCGCGCCCTTCACCACATGTCCTGCAGTGTAGATGTAATTTCCAAGCCTAAATCCCGTTCCAGAATAGGTCTGGCCATCAACGTCCGCTTCAACGAGGCAGACTGCATCATTTTGCATTGGAAAAGCTGGCAACACCCCTCTTGCTGCCTTGGCCTTCTGGACCACTGATGTTATACGCTCTGCAATGGTTTTCCCCATCTGCGTATACCGTTTATACTTTGTGGTGGTACCATCAGGGTTCTGCACGGTCACAGTACCTGTTGCTGCACTAAAACCAATGTTGCAAAGTAGGCAGACAACTGCGACAAGAACTTGCGTCCCAAGAGAGAGATTGATAACTCTCAACGCCATGTCCACAATCTGCCATGACACAAAGAGTGTGGTGTACAAAGCAACACCAGACATCCTCTGCAAGAAGGTACTTTCAGTTTTTTGCAGCATCAACCCATCAAGTGTTAACACAACACAATGCACAACGGCAATCGCCATTGAGTAGTCAGCAGGGAAGAGCATGTGTGCAACCACAAAAAGAACTGACAAAGTAGGTAAGTACGTTACTGCCATCAAGAGGGGGAACATCTTTGCTCCAGTACAATAGCTCACAACCTGAACACAAACCCCAAGAACAGCTCTTTCTTTGCTTGTGCTAAACACAAGGGCAATTGCAAAAATTATGAGCTGGTCAAGGTTAAAGGTCCTCAACACATTCCACTTCTCCGCTACTTTGTCTGCAGCCAGCAAGAGAGGAGCAGTATATTTCTCCAAAACACTGGCAAAGCTGACTTCTTCGCGGACAAGATTATCAATGTTGTTATTGCATTCATAAGCCGTACTGGTACTCTCCATCATGCAGGTTGTGTACAAAAACCCACGGTCAATTTGGGACTTCAGCACAGTATTGCCAAGATCGTTCATGCAACGCGATGACACTTCCCTGTAGGTCAACTTGTCGGCGGGGATGGGTAAATCCACCATGACGCACCCGATTTCAGCAGCGTTTGCTGCAGGAATCAGCCAGATGAAAAAGAGGAAGGCAACGGCAAGGCATAACTGGTTAAACCCAATTATATCACCAAACCTTGTCGCCTTGTTCTCTACCACCTCAACCTTTGCGCGGAGTCCAACAACCTCCTTTCGGAGCCTGTTATTCTCCTTTCGCAATTCGGAGTTCTGGAACTCTAGGGTTTCAATTCGCTCCTGCTTTTTCTCAAAAGCAATTTTAAGCTGTCTGAGGTCCCCAGCAAGCTCCCCAATCCTACGGTTTTGGTGGCAGATCATCTCCTCTAAATTTCTCTTCCTGGTCTCAGCATACAGTTTCTCCATACACATGGCCTTCTCAACATACGTGAGGTATGGATCTTCCACAACATCAAGATTTATGATGTTACCCTTCTCATACTTCAGCCATGTTCCATCACGGGCAAGACCAACCCAGGCGTCAACAGTTTTACACACCACAGCAACTGTGGAATTCATAAACTTCAGCCATAAGGGGTTGCCCGCGGCTCTTTCTTTTGCCCTGGCAAGAACGTCATTTGAGCCCTGCGGCCCAACGACCTTGCTGATCTCACTCTGAACTTGTCTCTGCATTCTGACAGACAAGCTTGCAAAAGCCATGGGAAACAATTGC